AACCAGCGGACTGAGGTGGGGCCACGGGCGGGCGTTCAACAGCACGTCCGAGATAAGAGCGTGCCGGGCGTTCCAATCGCACCGCACGGTCACGGAAGCCCCTAGCCCATCAAGGCTAAAATCCTCTTTGACCGTGTGGTCCTCTTCGTAGCATTCTATGACTGAATATCCCATCGGTTTATCCTAGTGTTCCTCTTAGGGGCAGGGCTCTTGAAACGCCCTGAGCGATGGCAACAAAATCACCCATCTTGCCGTCGATGTCTCCAAGCACTTGGGCGTAGGGGTCAGGTTCATTCACTTCGGGCTTAGGCTTCGACTTCTCGCGTTCAATCCGCTCCGTTGCATCGACTAGGCCACCGACCAGTGATTCGCGTAACCCGCTCAAGGTATCCGAATCGAACGTCAGCAAGTCCGGTAGCTGAGCGATCATTTCGCCGACCTTCTCAGCACCAGCACCAGCCAACGCCCCGAGGTCAAGCTCTTTATCGAAGAACCCGGCGGGCATGATGTCCTCAATCTTTTTGACCATGTCGCCGAGTAGCTGGTTGCGTAGTTCATCCTTCGCCATCGCTTCGGTGTGGTCACGCTTGCCCGCTGCGGCTTGCTGGATTCGGTCGTGTAGGTTTTCAAGTCCTTCCAGCTTCGCGTCCGGGGCTTCCTCTTTCTTCTCTTCGGGTGTCTTGTCTTGCTTCTCTTTGGGCTCAGCCTTGGGTTTCTCCTTTTTCTTGAACTGGTCAGGGTCAACATCGTCCGCGTTGTCGTCGCCGATGTCGGTATCCTTGACCCCTGATTTCGCTTTGTCCATGTTGTCGTTGAACGCTCCTGCCATCTTCATCGCTTGGTCGGCTAGGTCTTTCTCGAGCGATAGTTCTAACTCGCTCTTCTTACGCTCAGCGATCTTGGGTAACTCATCCAGCGTGGCCTCAAAGCCTTCCGTGAGAGCAACAAATTCAAACTCGCCTTCGCCGCCGCTCATCCAGTCCCAAATGTTTTTGAAGAACCCTATCACGTTCTTCCCCATGTTCTCCATGACGGTGTTGGTGTAGTTGTTGATGTCGGTGAAGATCTTTTGCCAGTTGTCAGCGAACCATCGCAACAGTTCCGGCACGACTTTGGTGAAGAGGTGCTTGAAGTCTTCACCAAATGAAACCAGTGACAACGCCGTCGAAGTGACCGCCATGTCCCACGTCGTTTCCCATTCTTGAATCATTGTGGACGACGCCATCAACACGCCTAGCAACGTGTCACCCCATGAACTGGTCTCGGTTGCGTTGTCGGCTAGCTTGCCGCTCGCGTCGTCCACGTTTCCACCGAACGTCTCAAGCCATCCGGCGAAGGTTTCCAGAATCGTGACCGCCCCTTCCATCACGGGCATGAGTTTTTCAAGGGCACTGATAAGAACCCCGCCGATACGTTCGCCCACGTCACCGATGCGGTCCTTGAGTTGTTGCATCTTGCCTTCGAATGTGCCGGCCGCGTCGCTCGCTGCCCCGCCGAATTGATTAGCTAGCTCATCCAGGATGGCCCGTTGGGCACCGGCCACGTCACCGGTTTCAACCATGTCACGGATAACATCCTGCTGAGATTGTGAGAACGTAATCGCGGCCTCGCTCATCGCGAGCATCCCCCGCACCGGATCGTTCAACGCCTTGCCCAACATCTTGGCCGCTGAGTCCACGTCGCCGCCCATGACGTGGGCCATGTCCAAGGCTGCCTCAGTGGCGTCCAAGAACACGTCGCCCCGGACGTTGCGGAAGGTTGCCAGCAACGCCTCGACGCCGATGATTGTCTCATCGCCTACGGTCGTGATGTTCTGCAAATTCGCGGCGTGCTGCTTTAGCTGTTCGGCGGTAAAGCCCGCTGCACCGCCGGTAGCACGGATGACGCTTTCCAGCTTTTGCTCGGCCTCTGCTTGCTCTTGGGCAAGGCTAATCATCTGCCCGCCTACTTCAATGGCCTTGTACGCCGCACCGATAAGCCCCTCAACGATTGCCTTGCCCGCCGCGAACGCACCTCCGGCCACCACCCCCAAGGCTCCTGCCATCTTCAATAGCCCACCCGTACTGGCACCGCCTAGCACGCTGCCAAGGTCGCCCCCTGAATCTTTGAGGCTGTCCAGCTTCTCTTGAGCTGCCCCCAGGCGTTCCCGCATCGCTTCCAGGTTCGCGAATAGATCCTCGAAGCCTTCCATATTGACTTCGACGTTGAGCGGGTCAGGGTCGATCGTCTCAACCGTGACGGGCTCAGGGTCCGGCACCTCAACCACGACCGGGTCAGGGTCGATGACTTCGACGACCACGGGTTCGGGATCTGGTACTTCAACAACGACCGGGTCCGGATCTGGTACTTCAACAACGACCGGGTCCGGGTCGTTGACTTCGACTTCAACCGGCTCAGGCTCAACGACTTCGACCGGGACTTCGACCGGTTCAGGCTCTTCAACTTCGACGGGCACGTTGACCGCTGGAATGTCCGCCGTGATGTCGCCAACGTCTTCAATCTCAATCGGCACGTTGACCGGCGGCACGTCACCGATGGTGTCTTCAATCGCGTTCACCTTATCGACGGATTCGTCGATGGTGTTTAGCAGGTCGTCGTTTTCGCCAACGACTTCAATGCTTACGCGGTCTTTAGCCATTGCTAACCCTGTCCCTTAGGAATCGACGGTACTCTGCCTCGGTGGCGAACTGTGCCTCGTCGCTATCGGCACCGCCCAGCATGGCCAACTGAGCGTAGGGCGTCATCTCAGCGATGTCGCTAGGGGTGTACCCGTAAAGCCGGGCTAGTGCCCGGTAGATTTCTTTCTTTTTTGGGCGGCTCGTCGCCGGGCGTTCCGGCTTTGGCCCTCCCCCGGCGATTGCTTGGTTGCCCCCATGTTCACGCTTTGCCAATGGTCAGCACCACGCGATGCGTTTTCAGGATCGACCAGCAGCAACCGTTTCAGCTCCGCGTGGGTCAGCTCAGGGTGGTCGTCCCGCATGGATTGCCACAACACCCTGCTCAAGCCGTCAATGCAAGCGATCATCCGTGAGCCCTGCCCGCCGTCCATCATGTCCAACGTCGCGACAACGCGGAGGGCAGCTTCGGCGGCTGCCTTTATCATCACTTCGTTGGTCAGGTTCGCGACGCTTTGCTCCATTCGTTCCATGTAGGTAGAACGAAGCCAAGCGTTGATCTCATCCATATCGGCGTCGCTGAGGGGCCGGGTCTGGTATTCCTGGCTCCCCTCAGGGGTGCGGATCTTAAACGGTATGCGTGCCCTGTTCAGGCGGTTGTCGGTGATGCTCATCCCTATACCTTATCGGATGAGCATCACCGCTTTCAAGAGGTCGAATTACAACGCCGCAACACCCCAGAACAACCCGCCACCCGGTAGCAGAATCCGGCCCACGTCGTCGCCCTCTTTGGCTCCGTTCATGGTCAGGTTCAAGGTCCGCTTGGTGATGTCTGCGGTTTCTACGTTGCACGTGATCCCCGTTGACTCCCCAAGGTGCCCCCACGTCAGTTCATAGTGATCCATGAGGGCATCACCCGCCGCGTTCAGGGACGTGTAGAACTTGCACACGTAGTCGTCTTGAATGACGGGGGCCAAGCCTCCAAGGCTTTGCTGCGTGATGGCTGCGTTCCAGTCGATGTTGCCGGGACGACGACGCACCCAGCAAAACCCATCTTCCACGGTGTCGCTGTTCACGTAGGCTTTCGGGTCGCTCTTGATCGTCAGCACGCATTGCTCAACATCGGGCAGGATTGCACCGACTTCAATCTTCAAGCCGCACGGCGAAGGGGCGAAGGGTTGGGTGGCGTCGCCGCCGACACCGGCTCCCTTGGTCAGGGCTCCGTTGCCCGCGAAGCTGGTAACGTAGCTGAGGATCTCTTGCGTTGAAAAGTTCCACGTGATGGCGGTTTGCGTGATGAACGCGGAACCCGCAAAGCTAACCGCCGCACCGCCCCCGTCGTCACCTGTTGACACGCTCAGGGCGATGATGTCGTTGGGCATAGCGTTAGGCGTTCCGTACCCTGCGAACGATCCGTTCCAATCGCGGGCACCGCGTCGGGCACCCATGCCTCCTTGAGTATTGGACGCCGCGAATTTCTTCACGTCGCTTGTCTCGTTTAGCGTCCATTGCTTGATTGTGCTTTGACCGTTGACACTGCCGAAACGGCCACTGATTGGCAAGCCCATAGTGTTCTCCAGAGTTAAGGTTGTGGTGGCGCTGCCGCCGTGACCATCTGATCGGTGGCCGTTAGGATTCGGGTTTCAAAAGACTGTACCGCGGACCAGCCACGAATGTTCGACACCCTGAGCAACTCAGACTCCCCCGCCCGTGCGTCAATCAGGTGGATCGACTTGAGGAACGGAACACCTCCGAACGATAGACCTTTGAGCCGTGCGTGCATTCGCACCATGCTTTCCAAGATCGTCCACGATAGCGGTAGCAATATCTCATCGATTCGCATGTCGCCCGTGGTCAGTACCCAAGTCCACCGCACCGCGAACTCCGAAGAGCTGGACGTGCTGCGTAGGCTTCCGCTGAATCCTTCGTAGGTGAGGATCAACTCAGGCAGGTCCGCCGCTTGTACCTTCGTCCGTGCCCGTGCATGTCCGGGGTGGTCTGCATTGAACTTGACACGGTTGGCCGCCTTCACCATTGCGGTGAACTTCGGATGTTCCTCTAAGCCGGTCCAGAATCCAGCGTAGAGTTGAGTCAGCGGGTCAGGTTCAATAGGGTCAGGCATCAGTGTACTTACTCAAGGCGTCGAGAACGTCCGTCGCCATCTGCTTGATGAGGCTTTGAGGTGGCAAGTCTATCACGCGGCGTGTCGGAAGGTTACCCATGCCGTCGTGATGGTATCGGGCAACCGTGCCGATCGTTGGACCTTCGGGGTAAGCCCCAGGGCCGCCGATGCCGTATTCCACGCCGTCCGGGATTCGCGTTTGAAGCTGTCCCGGCAAGCTGGAATAAACGGCGTCCAGTGAATGAAACATCGGGCCGAAACGCCTCAGGATAGAAACGGGGGTGCGTGACCCTAGCCGTTCCTTTTCCCGTTCCGTTGCTGGCCTCAACCGATCCCACTCACCACCGCCACGGCTCAGCTTGGCAAACCGTTCTTGCCAATAGGAACGAAGCCGAAGCCCCCATCGGCGAACAATCAAATCGCCCGCACCGCCTCCCCGTGTAAACAACCCGGCCGCTTCATTCCTAAAGCGGTCTAGGTTGTCCAGACGGATGACGACGCGGCCCGCCACGCTTATGTGGCCCGGGCTTGCACCAGGACGGCGGGACGCTTGCAAATGTGAAGCGGGTTCGTCTGGCTTTCCAGTTCAATCCCGCGATCAAATTTCATGCGTTCCTGCTTGGCGTAGAACTCACGTCCCGAGGTGTTGACCGTCTCTTCGTAGTCCGCTGGGGCGTAGTACGTTTGAAACAGTCCGGGCACTCCGGTAGGGAAGAACCGGGCCTCATCGGCGTCCACAAAATCGCGGTCGCCAACCTTGCCTCGGTAGTTCTCCCAACGGATTCCGCCCCACTCAAAGACGTTGCCGTCGCCAATCTTTTGGGTGCGATAGTACGCTCCCTGGTTCCACTCACGGTAGCTCTCGCGAACTTCCGGGTGCTTCACCAGCTTGTCGAAAAACACGTCCCCACAAAGGGCGTGGATGCCGTCAAACGTATCCGCTCCCAAGGCGTCGCGAATGTATCGCGTCACGTCGGTACAAAGCTGTAGGAACGACCCGTCATCGTCAGCGGTACCGTCGAACTCAACCGCGAAGTTAAACAACTTCTCAGTGATTCCGAAGGCGTCGAAGAGGTCAAAGAGCAACGTCCCGTCAGCGTCCAGGATCTCACCACGCAACGCACCGGCCCGGTGGTATTCGTGAGTGACTTCGTGGTCTTGTCGCATTTCGGTCAGCTTCTCGTTCACGACTGACGTGTACGATTCGACCGCGTCCTCAGCACCGAAGGCCCGAACGCCTTGGACCTCATCCGCGATGATCGCATCCTCCACCGCGATGTGGGGAATGCCGAACGTGCGGACCCGTCGCTTGCGTCGGCTGTTCGTGTTACCCGTCGTTCCGCGTGGGGATGTTTGCAACAGCGACAACTTGCCGTTCCGCTCTTCGATATGAACCGAAGTGGTGCGGACGGGCTTAGGTGTGAACAGCCCGAGCTGCCCGATACGGGCAGGCTTGTAAGGCAGTAAGTTGATTGCATCCGTCAGCGACACCACGCCGAAGATGTCCCGGTTGAAGATGTCTAGCATCCTGAATAATCCTTAATCGGTAAGGTGTGCCGCCGGTGCAAACGGCGGAAGTTTGAAAAACCGAAACGCTACGGCTTAGGTGGTTTGGATGTTTTGCTGCGTGTGTTCGTCAATGACCTTGATGCCAACGACGGCCAACGCGGCCACGATAGCATCAACATCGAACACCACCGAAGCGTGGTCAAGTGTGGGCAAGGCTGCCCGGTTGACGATTGCAGGGCCTTGGTTCATCACAGCGATCCCACGGACGCGAGTGATGAACTCAGCCCACGTGGTTTCTTGTACGCGGCGTTGATCCAAAACCAGTCCATTGCATTGTGCCTCTCCGCCTGCTTGCAAGACAGTCATGCTTCCGTTGGCCGCAATGGCAACCGGGAAGCCCAGCACGCTGACGGGCGGTGGATCTAGGGCAGTGGTCAACTGAGCGGGCTTCACGCCAACCCGGCAATACCGGTGGTCCAGTTCCATCTTGATGAGGTCGCCCAACACGGGCAGGGATTCTAAGGTGGTCGCCATTTCGATCTCCGAAGGTTCGGCGGGGGTTCAGGGGTAAGGGTCGATCGACCGCAAGGCTTAGCGGCTTACCGCTTCGCGGCTTCGGCTCGTTTCTTGGCGTTCTTGGTGAGGGCATTCTCATCATCGGCAACCGTGGGCAACTTGTCCCGCGTCTGTCCGCCGGTCGTTTCGCTCAGTGCGATGGCTTGGTTAAGCTCCAGGGCTTCCAGCACGCCGTCAAACTGATCGGTGAAGGTGCCGTCGTTGCTCAGGGCGAGCCCGACCTTTTCCTTGCTCGCGTACTTCTCTTTCAGCGCCTTGGCGGCTGCTGGTGTGATCTTGCCACGCTGGACAAGCCCTTCAATGTCGCCCTCACGGTTGCGGACGGCCATCGTCACGAATCCAGCGGCAAGAGGTGCGGGCTGGTTCTTCTCATCGACCGCCGGGGCCGCCGGTGTGTCCGGTTTCTTAGGAGGGTCTGCGGGCGTCGCCTCGCTCTTCGCTTTCGTCAAGGCGTCGTCGTGGTGGACTTCGATCTGCGTTTGCACTTGGTCATCCGTCGCGTTATCGGCGACGGTCAAACCTAGTTTCTTGGCGTAGTCGCGTAAGGCCATGTCTGTCTCCGGCTTTGGGGTTTCAGGTTCGTAGGATGCGGCGATGGATTCACTTGGATCTAGCCCCGGAATGACCGGGTAGTCCGTGAACGCCACGTGTCGAATGGGATACTTGTACCGCTTTTCGTCGGTGCCTGTCCACTCATCGGGCACAAAGATTGACACGTCCGAAGCCTTCAAATCTTCGGTGGCCTTTTGATCTTTGAAGTTGAAGTGAGCGAACAGGGCATCGCGACCCTTGGAATCGTAGCCGCGTTCAAACTGGACGACTTCGCCACGCTTCGCTTCGGGATCTTCGGTGTGCCCCTTTGGCATCGGAATACCGACACCGGCGGCAATCATTTCGTTCCCCGTTCGCGACCAATGGTCCAGCACTTTCGGATCAACCGCAAAGCGTAGAATCTTGCCGCCTTCGCGTTTGGTGAACTTGCCGCAATACATTAGCTGCTTGCGGTGCGTCGCCTTCGGCAAAGTGGATAGGCTCAGGCCGTCACACTCCGGCGGTTGTTCGTAAAGTAGGTCCATGATCTAGGTGTACCCTTAGGCTATTTGATACGTTCAACGGTGAGCGTGAGAACACGACGGCCACGCACACGGGCGTAGCGTCGATCGATGATTCTATACCGGGCACCCGGCGGATAAATCACCCGTCCGTCTTCCATCGGCAGAACAACGTCACCGGCCCGCGTTCGTAGCCGGACGATGACTTCGGGGAGGTTGATCTCACCTATCGCATCACCCAAGACGGGCGTACCGATGTGCGGGTCGTCGATCTGAATCGGTTGACCTTTCTTCAAACTCTTCCCCAACTCCCAACCGATAATGCTAACCAACGCGGCACCCATATAAAAGGTGGCACGCTTGACGGCTTTACTGTTCTTGATCTCAGCCGCTAACGCCTCACGCTCTTCGGGTTTCAGCACCAGCACACCGCTACGCTTTGGCCGCGTCGCGATGTCGGCGACAACTTGCGGGCGTAGTTTCTTCTCGATGGTTGGCTTCGCGTCCGGCTCCGTCTTGGGCTTGCCTTCACCCTTTTGACCAGCACCCTTTGCGGGCGTGTTGGGTGATACCTTCGGCTTCGGAGGGCTGCTTGTGTTGAACACCTCACCAGGGTTTAGGTTGAAGCCTGCATCTGGTCCAGCGGGGCGGGGCGGGTCGTCGCCCTCTTTGACTTCCTTGGGCTGGACCGGCTCCCGGTCCTCAAAGATGGGGATGATGACGCATCGACAATTCCACCCGTTGGGCGGCCAATTCGTCGCCCAGAACGGGTGGTCTTTTGGTAGCGTCGTGCCATCCATCGCCACGTGATCGGGTCGCACACGGCTATCGCCTACGCTGACGTATTTGTAACCCCAAAGGATCTCATCGACTTCGGGCGTTTGGTAGCCGTTCCATTGCCCCGCGTGGTAGCTGATTGCCGCCTGCGTGTTGAAGATGGCGTCCACTTGATGCGTTGAAACGTCGTGCAGCCCCAAGTCGTTGACGGCTTGCCGGAATTGCTCGCGTGCCTCAGTCGGTCGGACCCTGTTCTCAATTAGGTCCGTGAGCGTTTCGCGGAGCGATCGTTCGACGCGGTCGGTCGTTGACTTGACGACCCTGAGGACGTCCGTTTCATAGGTCTGCTCCAGCTCAGTCACGTCCATATCGAGCTGCAATTGTAGAACGCTGAGCAACTCATCGAACGATAGGCGTAGCTGTCGGTTCCGCTTCACTTGGACGGATGCCATGACTGAGCGAACACCCAGCAAGTGAGACACAATTGCCCCACGCATAACCGAACGCTGCATCTGAGCGGCGAAAACGTCCGCCCCGAAGTTGTTGACTTGTCCGGTCGTGTACGCACGCATCGCCCGGCGTAGTAGCTGAGCCACGGCGGCCTTCACTTCGATCCGGCCAAGCCGCAAGACTTCGCGGCTGTCTTTATCGAATGACACGCCAGTCGTCCTCATCCTCACGGAACACACCCGGCACGTTACCGCCGATGCGAGGCATGAGCGACGATTCAAAGTTACGGCATTGAATCGACTTGAGCCGCTCCGCTGCCAGCTTGCGGTGCTTTTGCATTGGGTCCACCTTGCCGTCGTCGGTGTCATCAAACCCGCGAGCATCGTGTACGCTCAGACCCGCGAACCGGGCGATAACATCACGCACCACCAGGGACAATAAAGCCGATTCAGTGTTGACCTTTCGGCTCAGTGATCCAAGCACGTACTCAGTAGCGACCGCGATAGCGTGATCGATCCGGGTGTTGATCGTTCCGGCGTTCTCACCTTCGGCGTCCATGTCTGCCCACCGCCGGACGTTGACTTCGCCGAATAGCCGGTATAGTTCCGAACGTGTGACGCTTCCTTCCGTCAATACCCCCTCACCATAGTATTCCGTTGCGTAGGTCATTAGCTCGTCACTTTGGTGATTGTCTCATTGAGTTGATCGGCGGATGCCGTGACCTTGTCCCGTTGAACCGTGTCTCCATACTTCGGCACGGCATCCAACGACCCATTTTCTCGCTCGATGCGATTGCTGATCTCTTCCGCACTAGGCACATTGCCTAGTGCGGAAAGCACATCTTCCTTGTCTGCGGTCGCTTCGGCTCGCGTTACAATCAATGCAGTGATCCGGCTGAGCAGCGCCGTGATGCCGTTAGCGATGGTAGCCGCCGTTGTCGCGAGTGCTCCGTTGTCCGTGCCTCGCATCACTGTATCAACTCCGCCATGACTACGCCAGATGACTGCCGGATAACTCACGCCGTCAATCACCGGAATAGCTTTTAGCTCCAGTTCGTCAGTCCGTGCCCACTCGGCTCCATTCGTCCAAACAAAAGAATATTCGCCACTATTGGCCGTAGCCGATACAGTGACGCTCACGCCACTTGCAGACCGCACACCTGCGATGACTCGATAGAGTATTGCTGTGATGGAAGTCGGTGCTGCTGGCACGCCATCCTTGTAGACCGTCTCGGAAACCGACATTGATTGTCCTGGGGTAATCATGTACCGAGTCTCCGTTGTCTGCCGATGCCGGTGAATCGTGGGTCTGGCCAATTTGGATCAATCCCGTTGTCTGAGATATTCCATCCAATTGCTAGTAGTGCGTCACGGCTAGGTTTACCTTGGTACGTGTATTTCGACGAGCCTCCGTGCATCGTAACTCCAGACCGTGGTGACGATGCGAGCAATTGATTTAGTAGCCTGTCGTAATCGTGAGAGCGGAATGAGCAGCCGTTCCAGCAATCGTCAAACCTAGTGACTGAAGAAGTGTCCCAGCTCGAAGTATCCGGTGGCTGAGTCATGCTTGAGCAGCCTTGC